AAATTTATACAAAACACCTCCCAGGTTTTAGTATTATCGAACAAGAATTTAAAGGAACAGACGAAAATAGTCCACTAATATTTGCCAAAGAATGAGAATAGCCCATATTGACCCCGCTTGTGGATTAACAATTCCCCCTAAAGGTTGGGGTGCCATAGAAAAAATTATTTGGGAATTTAAATGTAATCTTGAAAAACAAGAACATGTAGCTGATGTTAAGTATGCTACTTGGATTGAACCTCATCAATATGATATTGTTCATTGCCATGTTGCTAATTTAGCTTTAATGTTAGCTGAACGAAATATTCCCTATATATTTCAATTACATGATCATCATGTAGTTCATTATGGAAAAGATTCTTACGTATACAAAGAAAATTTAGCAGCTATTGAAAAGTCTCTAGTATCACTAGTCCCAGCTAAATTTTTAGTAGATTGGTTCGATAACCATCCTAAAGTAAGATATTTTGCTCACGGGGTTAATAATGAAGAATTTTATCCTATAGAAAAAGAAAAACCTGTTAATCCTAAATTATTAATGGTAGCTAATAATGGTTTAGGAGGTCAAGCAGGATTTGATAGAAAAGGATTTAGTTATGGTATTGGGTTAGCTACTTTAAATAATTTAGAAATTACTGTAGCAGGCCCTTACAACAATAGACATTTTTTTAATGAACATTTATGGACTCCTAAATTAAATATTATATACGATTTACCTAATACAGAATTATTAAATTTATATCATCAACATGATATTTTTATTCATCCTACAATGTTAGAAGCAGGACATCCTAACTTAACTATGATTGAAGCGGCAGCTGCAGGTTTACCACTTATAGCTAATTGGGAATTAGAAACTGATTTTCATGGTGCCTGGAGAGCTCCTCGTGATGTATTTGAAATGGACCGAGGATTTCGTGATATTATGGAAAATTGGGATTCATATAGATCTAAAATATCAAATACTGCTAAAGAATTAGATTGGTATAATCGTACAACCGAATTAGTTGAAATTTATAAAGAGTTTTTATGAAAGAAGTTTTAATCCAAGAATATAATAGTACTAAAATTTTAAATATTCCTTTTAAATCTAGTCAAAATACCTTTAACTACAATTTTGTAGATGGTGCTTTTCTTGAAGTTTTAGGCTCTGAAGAAAAAGAATATTTAGTTTTATTTATAGATCAAGATCAAAATGAAGTAGTTCATAGTTCTACTATTAGAAATAACATGTGGACTAAAACTAATCTAAAATATTTTGTTAACTGGGCTATAGAAGTATATTGTAATAATGAATTAGTGTTTGAACACAAATATAATCCTAAAGGTAAAAAAGTTTATATCCACTTAGATTCTTCAGCAATTGGTGATACATTAGCTTGGTTTCCTTATGTAGATGAATTTAGAAAAAAATGGGATTGTCAAGTTGTAACTTCTACATTTCATAATGAATGGTTTATTAACGAATACCCTGAATTAGAATTTATAAAACCTGGTATTGAAGTGTATGATTTATATGCTATGTATGGAATTGGGTGGTACTATGAAAGTGATGCCGTAGTAAATTATAATAGAGTTCCTCGTGATTTTAAAGAAAATAATTTACAAGAAACTTCAACTGATATTTTAGGTTTAGAATATGTAGAAATTAAACCTAGAATAAAATTCCCTAAAGGTAAAAAAACTATTAAAGAAAAATATGTTGTAATAGCACCTCATGCTTCGGCACATGCTAAATATTGGAACTACCCAGGAGGTTGGCAAAAAGTTATAGATTATCTAAATAAAAAAGGGTATAAAGTAGTAATGATTACTCAAGAACCTTGGGGAGATTCATGGCATGACTCAAAATTAGGAGGTACCCTTAAAAATATTATAAATAAAACTGGTGATTTTCCTTTAGAAGAAAGAATGGTAGATATTATGTATGCTGAAGCTTTTATAGGAGTAGGAAGTGGATTAAGTTGGTTAGCTTGGGCTTTAAATACACCTGTTACTTTAATTTCAGGATTTAGTTATGAACATACTGAGTTTAATTGTAATAGAATTTTTCCTAAAGATTCTAAAACTTGTACAGGATGCTTTAACCGTGAATGGTTAAATCCTGGAGATTGGGAATGGTGTCCTGATCATAAAAATACCCCACGTCAATTTGAATGTAGTAAATCTATAACTCCAATTGAAGTAATAGATTCTTTAAATAAAAGTCTTAATATTTATTAACATGAGCGAAAAAATTTTTCTCACCTCTGAGGAGTTACAACAATTAAAAGATATTCAATCTACTGGTTTTGATGTAAAAGACCAATTTGGAGACATTGAATATCGTATACAGTTATTACAATTACAAAAAGAAAACTTAAAAAAAGAATTAGGTAATCTTAAAGAAAAAGAAAATCAATTAAGTAAAATTCTTGATTCTAAATACGGAAATGGTTCTATAAATCTTGAGACTGGTGAGTTTATAAAAAATGACTTTCAATAAAGTATAACATATTTATTATAAAATATAACCCACTACAAAAATGGCAGAAACTTTAATTTCACCGGGAGTATTAGCTAGAGAAAACGATCAGTCTCAAGTTACATCTCAACCAATAACAGTTGGTGCAACTTTACTTCTATTGCTGCTTACAACTACTTTAATAATGGTGGTCAAAGTTTGTTAGTATCTAGAGTAGTAAGTGCTTCTGCTACGTGGGCTCCTGCTGTAAGTACTGCTATAAGTTCTAGTACACAAGCTACATCACAACCTGCTTTTGTTCTTGAAACTCTTTCTGAAGGTATTATAATGAACAACTCAGGTGCTTTGGATTCAAGTGGTGCTTTAGTTAGTGGTTCACCTGATAATATCAGATGGCAAATTGTTAATTCAAATACTTCATCAGGTACTTTTGATCTATTAATTAGACAAGGTAATGATAATACAAACAATCAAATTGTACTTGAAACTTGGACTAATCTATCATTAGACCCAACTGTTGGAAACTTCGTAGCAGCCGTAATTGGTGATACTGTTCAAAACTACAATTCAACTCTTAATCAAATTACTATTTCTGGTTCATATACTAACCAATCAAGATATGTAAGAGTTAAATCAGTAAATAACTTAACACCATTCTATTTTGATAATAACGGTGTAGCTAAATCTCAATACACAGCTTCTATTCCTTTGGCAGCTAGTGGTTCATTTACAGGAGCAACAGGTGATCCTGTAGCGGCTGCTGGTAACAAATATTACAATGAAATTATAGCAGGTGTTACAAACGTGCAAGGTCTAGTATCTGGTGACTACTCCAATATGGTAGCTTTACTTGCTAACCAGGATGACTACAGATTTAATGTAATGTTAACCCCGGGTTTAATTGACTCAGGAGCTTTTACTACAACAGTAACTTCAATTATCTCAAATACTCAAAATAGAGGTGATAGTATATATGTTGTAGACCAAAACCCATACAATTCAACTGTAGGAAATGCTGTAACAGCGGCTTCAACTCGTAATACTTCTTATGCTGCAACTTACTGGCCTTGGGTTCAAACAGTTGATCCCGATTCAGGTGCTAGAGTATTTGTACCCGCTTCTACAATGATTGGTGGAGTTTACGCGTTCAATGACAGTGTATCTGAACCATGGTTTGCTCCTGCGGGAATTAATCGCGGTGGATTATCTAATGTAATTAGAGCCGAACAAAAACTGCCACAATCTAGCCGCGATACCCTATATTCAGGTAATGTAAACCCAATTGCTACATTCCCAGGAACTGGAGTTGTAGTATATGGTCAGAAAACTCTACAAAAACAAGCATCTGCACTCGATCGTGTAAATGTACGTAGATTGTTAATCGCCCTTAAGTCTTACATTTCTCAAGTAGCTAATAACTTAGTGTTTGAACAAAACACAATTGCTACAAGAAACCAATTCCTAAGCCAGGTTAATCCATTCTTGGAGTCAGTTCAACAACGTCAAGGTTTATATGCATTTAAAGTAATTATGGATGATTCCAATAATACCGCTGATGTAATTGATAGAAACCAGCTAGTAGGTCAGATTTATATCCAACCAACAAAAACAGCCGAATTCATTTACCTAGACTTCAACATCTTACCAACTGGAGCTACTTTCCCAGCATAAAGTTTTTAAATCCAATATTTATAATAAAATAAATAACACAGCAAAATGGCAGTATTAGATCCAAACGAAATTTTTTTCACAGCGTTTGAACCAAAGCAACAGAATAGATTTATCATGTATGTGGATGGTATTCCATCTTATACAATTAAGGGAATTTCAGCTGTTACATTAACCCAAGATGAAATTGTTCTTAACCACATCAACGTTTACAGAAAAGTAAAAGGTAAATCAAAATGGAGTAACATTACAATGACATTGTTTGACCCAATCACCCCATCTGGTGCTCAGGCAGTAATGGAGTGGGTTCGCCTACACCACGAATCAGTAACTGGACGCGATGGTTATTCCGATTTCTATAAAAAAGACTTAACTATTGATGTTTTAGGACCCGTAGGTGATATCATCTCAGAATGGGTAATCAAGGGAGCATTTATTGTTAACTCAAGCTTTGGTGAATATAGCTGGGATAACGATTCAGCAGCACAAAGTCTTACGGTTGAAGTAGCTATGGATTACTGTGTACTAAACTTCTAATAAAAGTTTACATAAAATTAAATTTAAGCTTGGCTATGCCAGGCTTTTTTTTTTATCTTATAGTCTAATCTATAAAGGACAGGTTTTTTAACATCTAATACTACTCAAAAATATGGAAACAATATCATTTCTTTTAGGTGTGGCTGCTGTTATTACTCT